ACGTCTAGCAAATGCTAAATTGTCTGTTTCTATATACAGTACTGGAACTTCAAAATCTTGCCAATTCATAGTATCACTTTCTAATAAAGCGAGGGGATCCGAAGACCCCCTCTATAGTTAGTTAGGACGCCATAGCGGCCGAGACATACTTACCGTACTTGTCGTGGAAACGATCGAAGTTTTTAAGATCCTTTGGATTGAACGGAAGTTTGTAAGTAGAAATTGCAACTCTTACACCCATAACTACCAATTCAGTTTCAAAGTTATCCATCATAAAGCCAAAGAAGTTGTCTGCCATAGCGTTCCACCCTTTATCCTTACGATTAAATGCTTCTTGTAATTCATAGCACATAGATACAGTCAAAGAGTACATAGCACTAATGTCTGTAACTTCCATGCTTTTTACCTTTCCAGAAAGTATATCTGTAGGGTTTGGCAATTTACTAGCAACCTTACGGTGTGCCGCAAATTTAACTGCCAAGCCTTCTCCAACTGCACCTGCCACGAGGTCTGTCATTACTGATTCTGGCAAGTCGTCTTCGAGAAGTTCGCTCACAAAACTCCATGAACGCGGAGTTGCAAATGCTCTTGAACTGCTCTTAGGATCAAAATCATAAAGATCTTGTTTTGCAAAAGAACAATATCCAACTACATCTGAGTGAATTTTATTTTCAGTTGCCCACATTACCCAATCGTCAAAGTCTACACGCATCTCTAAGTGTACAAAACGATTAGCAAGTGGTGCCGGCATACGATAGGTTACACCCTTATCTGTTTCTCGGTTACCTGCGGCAACAATTACTACGTTATCAGGTAGTACATAAGTACCAACCTTACGGTTAAGAACTAGTTGATACGCCGCCGCCTGTACAGCCGGTGACGCAGAGTTCATTTCATCCATAAACAAAATAATGGTCTTATACTTTTTAGCCATTTCTGCATCTGGAAGTTCAGTAGGCGGTGCCCACTTCATTGTATTATCATTCGCGGCATAGTACGGCATACCCTTAATATCTGTAGGATCCCATAGTGACAAACGAATGTCTATTAGATGTGAATTTTCAAAACTATCAGTAATCTGACGTATAATATCAGATTTACCAATACCTGGAGGTCCCCATAAAAAGATAGGACGCTTCTTTTTCATTGCTACGTGTACAGCCGCCTTAGCCTCGTTAGGTGTAACTGTACGTGTTTCTGTTGCTTGTGACATTTTTTTACCTCTCTGTTTTAACTAACTATAATACTATAATACACTCAATCGAGAAAAAGTCAAGCGGAAAATACAGTTTTTTTGGAAAAAACCTGTCCAAAATGAAAAATTTAGTCTTGTAGTTCTTTAGCCATTGCACGAGCAAGGCCATATTGTTTAATATCTCCAGCGAACATCATTAGATTTAATGCCATTTTTTCGCTGAACACATAGATACGTTTCTTTGTAACGTAATACGGACAATCGATGAAGTTGTCTAAGTAAAGGAATACTTGCGGAGTAAATTGTATTGCATTAGGAAATTGTATTTCGTATTGTTGTAAATCTGCCTTTTCCGTACAGAAAAGAAATCCGTCTTGTGTAAGACGCAATCCGCTTTCGCCCTTTGCTCTAATATTTTGCCACCATAACATATGATGCTTTTTAATGTTATCTTCAGTAACTGGCTCGCCACTGGCGATAAGGAAGGCCCGCGTGTACGCTTCTTTTTTATCCATTATAATACTTCGCCTGATGAAAGTTTAACAACTTTGAAATCTTCGCACTTAAACAAGTTGTTTAATTTCTGTGCAAGATTATGAGCGTGTCCTGGATTAGAAAAACTAGTCTTTTTATACTTAGGACCGGGTGTTGGACTAATACTATTACTAGTTTTTAGGTTAAAAGGTTTTTCTTTATAAAATACTGCCCATATAGCCTCAGCATCAAGAACTTCTTCGCTTCTAAATGTGTTTTTATCTGTGTATTTTAACAGAACTTTAGGTTTTGGTCTACTCATATGTACGTAATTTCCTTTAATTAACTACGTATATATTTAGTCTTTTTTCCTATAATTTTCCGCCATCCATCTCAATAGTAATGGCTTCTTCTTGTTTTGGTTTAGTAAGTTCAATATCTTGCAGTTCTACTAACCTAGTCATTACCATTGCAATACTATCTGCTAGATCCTTATATTCTTTTTGTGTTAAGGATAGTGCTTTTTGTTGAGTTTTTCCGGCAACTTTAGCAGATTGAAGAAAATTTTCTATTGCTACTGTATTAAGATTGTTTCGAGACACGGCTTAATGTTTCCTTCATTTCTAAATCTGTTGTAAAAGGTCCTTTGAAATCATATCTTTGCAGAGTTATAAGTTTAGGGCAAAAACTCTTAACCCAACCTTTGTCAAATTTAATTACATAATAACCAGCACAGTACAAACTTTTGCTTTTCTTTGATTTACTAAACAATGGTAGTCCTTGTTTAACGTCATACAAAGGATTAAAAGGTTTTGTGCTAGTAGGAAAGTTATGCACTTCCCAATCAGTTTTTACTTCTTTAGTTTTAGTTTGTAAAGAGTTTTCAAAAAAGTTCTGTCCAAACGTTTGATAGATAACATCAATATTATCAAACTTTACTCTTTCACCGTTACACAACAAATAGTAACAGTTAGTATCTTTTTGTAAAGTTCCTACTTTACGACCTTTATTTTGTACAATCCAAAACTTATTAGGTACTAGTGATTTAGCCTGCATGTTCGTATAATCCTCCATATCTAGCATTCAACGGTTCAGCATAAGATTGTGCTTGATCAACTATCTTATTCAAATCATATGAACTTGTAAACTTAACAAGTCTTACGCCTACCTGTGCAATATTTTTATTTTCTGCTATTGCATTTGCAATAGTTTCTGTAATTAGGTTTTTAATATCTTCGGGTTGTGCAGTCAAATCACAAAGGACAACGTTACGTTGATAGTCATCAAGTACACGATGTTCTTCTCCTAAGTGATCGACCCAACGTTGTAACATCATATTATTCCAGTTATAACCTTTTGAATTTTTATCATCAAACGCCTCTAACAAACCAATCTTGTTCTTAGTGCCTTTTTTGCGTACACCTGGATATGCACTAAACACATTATCACTAGTATCACCACGCATACACTTTTCAAACAATAACCATTCAGGGTTAGGTGCAGGTTTTTCTTCTTTAGTCTTTTTATCTATTACACGTTTACCTTTTTCATCAAAGTAACCTTCGTGTGTAATAGTTGTTTTTTGTACACCGTTGTATTGTTTTACATTAGGAGCAATAAGTTGTGCAAAGTCACCATCAGTGCTAATAATAATATGGTTATCATCAGGGTGTGCTTGTACCCATCCTGCAATAAGATCATCTGCTTCTAATTGCTTATGTTGTAGTACAGTACAGTTTGTTTTATCTTTTATAAAACTTGTAAACTCGTCAAATGTTTCCCAGAACACAGTTTCTTCTTCTTGCTCTGCAACTGTAAGAGCATCACGTGATTCTTGTCTATTACGTTTATAAGGTTCGTAATAGTCTTTACGCCAACTACGTCCTTCTAAACAAAATACAACATGATTACCATCAAAGTCTTTCCATGCTTTACGAATACTTTGAAATGTTGTATGTAATGCCATACCAATTTTAAGTTCAGCATCACCGCGAACGGCGTGCCTTGCTCGGAAGAATGTATTTGCTGTGTCTACTAATATGTAATTCATGTTTATATTATACTACCTAAAAGGATTAAAGTCAAGTGAAGTTTCGCCCGGATTAGAATAATGGCTCTTTTGATATAAATCAAATGCCAAACTTACTCTTTTTGAGTCTTGAGTATGTTCTGGTACTTCGTGTTCTATGTAACTTGGAAAGAAAGTTAGTCCTCCACTAATATTTGGAAATTTAAATTCTAAACCTTGGTCTTGCGGACAAAAATATATTGTTTCAGTATCGTAAGTCCCTAAATGCATGTTACCACTAAGGTAAGAAAAATCCAAAGCACCGTGTCCGTGTCTTGCAATAGGCTGTCCTTTACGTACTACGTTTGCCCAACTGAATATAACACATTCGCGTGTTATTGCTTGATATTGTTCCATGAATTCAATATACTGCGATTTCATGAATCCAAACAATCCTTGGAATGCAGGTAAGTGTTTGGTTATTTTAAATAGATTATAGTTAGAATATTGTGCTGTAAGACTGTTTTCACCTAGTCCTGTACCGCCGTCGTTGACAGAAACAACAGTTCCTGCTTCGCTTGTATATTCTTTTTCGTATTTTTTTGAAACTGTTTCAATAATAGATTGTTCATTATCTATAATCCAGTTACGAATATAATCAACATGTTGTTTATTATCATACACACAATGCCAGAACGGAATGTTCCATGTAGGAGTAAATTCCGTTAACGGATGTGAACTTTTAAATACCTGTAGCATTTATTAACTAACCTCTGATTTACCATCACCTAATTTTTTTGTGTTAATATAACCAGCACCTAATGGGCTCTCTGGACTTGCTACGCCAGTATCTTTTGCAACATTCCCACATAGTTCTTTAAACCATGCATCGACGATTTCTTCTTCACTATCGCCGTTATATCCATTAACTCTAAGTTCTTTAATAAAGTATTCATTCCAGTCAAGTTCAAAGAATCCATTGCGTGGATTATTGTCTTTCATTTCAACATTAAGAACAGTCACATATGCTTCTTTCTTTTTTGTTGCTTCTGCTTTAGCATCTGTAGTTTTTTCTTTAGAAACTGTAGCAGGAATCTTATTCTTTGTAAATATTTTTTTTAATTTATCTATCATAATAGTCCTTTTTCTCTTAACTGTTCATCAAGAGGTTTATTATTTTTATCTTTTTCTTCTTTCATCTTATCAAGTTCCCCAAGCGTTTCCGAAGAGGCTGATGTGTAGTCTTGGCGTGAAGCGCCAACCTCGCTCCATACATGCTTCGGCGACTTCTTTAACATTGAGGTTATACTCTTCCGAGCGTCCTCCCAACGGCATAAGATATACCGGGC